GCCTCAAACATCTTTTCGGCCTCTTTACCGGCCAGGCCAGTGCCACGAACCGCAGCAGACAGCTTGGCGAATTCACCAACGCTCACGCGAATATCTACGGCATACTTGTTGGCAATATCATGGGCCTTCTGGAATGCAGCATCAGCATCCTCAGTTGCAAATTTGAGGATGCGCATTGTCTTTTCATAGTCTATCCCATCAGGAACAGCCTTCGCCATCGCAGCAGCAAAGCCAAGCACTCCGGCAGTAGCAACGGTTGCACCAGTACCTACGCCTTCCATAGCAACACCAAGCGCCGACAGGCGACCGGCGATAGGGCCAAGTGGCCCCTGGATAATGGCAAGCTGACGCGCACCGTTCTTCATGGCGCTTGCCATACCATTAGCGGATTTCTTGGTTTTCCGAAGCCTTTCCTCTAGCTTCTTGATGCGTTCGGCCAGTTCTCGAACGGTTGCGGAAGCGTCACCGTCTTTTACGCTTAGCTTAATTGCTATTTCACTTTGCGGCATTGTTCCTCCATTCGCTTCCGTTCTGCCTTAACAGCTTCTTCATTCACGATACTAATGTATCGCATCAATGCGGCAGGCTGTTCGGCCCATCCGCCACGGTAAGGCAAAAAGCCTTTCTCCATAAAATTGTATGCCTCAAAAACAACGGCATACTCATTTATCCACATAACAGGGCATGCATCCGTCACATGCCCTGTTACCCATTCAGCTTCCTCGTAACAGCCACCTTCCGGCATTACACCGGCGTCTGATCTTGGACACTTCCGGCAATTCTTGCCTTCCAGCCAAGCAGCAGCCGCTATTCGGACTTTTTTTCATCTTCCTCGCTTGAAACATTGAACTCGCCGATCACAAGGGTGAAAATCCTGTTAAGTTCCTCAACAACCCCTTCATCCATGATGTCAGCACGCTCGGCAACTTCATTCGGGTCAAATGACTCACCTGCAATCTTCAACTCCTTGATACAATCGGTCAGGAAGAAATCGGTAAGCATCATCTGCTGTTCAAATGCCGACCTGTCCCGTCCAGTGAAGATGATCGACAGATATGCCGCCTCCAAAGCACGATTGATAGGTTTAAGCACAATGCTGATATTCCCGTCTTCTAACCGCTTTTCCTTGAGTTCAAGTAATTTCATTTTGCCTCTTTCTCCTTATGTCAACTGAATGCTGAATTGATCGTCAGACGTGGTTTCATACAGGCTGTATGCAACCTCAAGCGTATGCCGTTCAGCACGCTCACCAGGCGCCACGCCTTGGCGGACAGCCTTCGGTGCGCTGATCGCAATGTTATTGCCTGCACCAGCATTGAACGTGGCCGAAATGCTTGCGTTCGTTCCTGCATCAACAGCAATCCATTCTGCCGCCGTAGATACGGAATCCTTGTTGATCGTCAGCGTCGGGTTACGGTTGGCAACAACCCATTCGTGGTTGCCGATAGTACGATGTTCCTGAACGTCATTGCCGAAATCAAGAGTAAAGGAACCAACCTTTACGGCTGCACCATCATTTACAACATCCTGTGACGATACCACCTTTGGTACACTTGCATCAAACGCAGCACCAGTCGGAAGCGCAGCATTCACCGGAGCAATATAAGGCGCACTCATCGTAAACGTAGCCTTCGGAAATTCGCCAGGGTTGGTCGTAATCTGACACGTACCAACAGCACCAACCATCTTCCACAAGACGCCATCAACATACACATAAATCGTGCATGACTTTTCAACAGCCGTAGATGGTGCATACGTTACGCTTGTACCCGCAACAACAGTCTCGACCGTGCGGCAAGCCTGCATCAACGGCCCCCAATCAGGAGCAATACCAGCAGTACCAGACCCCTTCAATTCGACTTCGAGCGACAATTCAACGCTCGGATCAGGATCAGGTAACAGGCCAATGTTACCCATCGTCTGCTTGGTTGCAGTGCGATCAACATTCGACCTGTTTACAGTCGGACTCGGACGCGCAAGCAGGCGGATCGCATCAGTGGCAGCAGCAGGTACAGCATCAGTACCCTTTGTAGCCTCCAGCTTGCACAATACTAGATTTTCATATACAAGAGCCATTATTTAGCCTCCTTCCGTGGACTTGTGCCGGTGCTATCACGCTTTACCGGCTTCGGCTTATCATTCTTTGCCATTATCATCCTCCTACACGGCCACATCAGGGGCGGTTGAATCAGCCCTGTATGCGACCTCAAAATTCAATCTCAGCGATATAAACGGCGTATCGCCATCGCCACTTAACTGTTTCGTTCTTCCCGTGTATCGAATAACGGTGACAATGCCGCCAAGCGTAGGATCGGCAGCAATCGCCTTTTCAACCTCCAACTGAATCTGATTAGCATCAGTGTCAAAGGTGCTTCTTACCGATACACAAATATCAACATCAATCGCAAGCGACCGCTCGTAAGTCAGGCCGTTGCCCCATGAACCAGGTTGCGAAGACTCACCAACAGCAGACACCAGCACACATGGAAGTTCAGATGCACTCAGAGGGTAAAGCCTGTCAGGAAACACCCTTGATGATGGTACAGTTGCCATGCCCCCAAGATTGGAAACAACAGCATCACGTATCTGCGTAATCAAATGCGCCATCAGGCTTTCTCCAGCATCAATTCTGTCATACCAGTGCCATCCGGTCGGATGTTCACAACAATGTAGTTCACACCATCAGCAACAACAGGGTCGCCATGCACAACGCCGGAAACGTCCGAAGCCCTGCACAACACACCTGGCTGCGTTGATTCAACACCGCTATCGACATTCGCGATCTCAAAGTAATCAGCATCAAAAATGCCGCTTACAGGATTGCCAGCAATAATCAGAGACGTTGCCCCGAACTCGGTCGGGTCAAGCATCGCCAGATTGTCAGCACTCATGTCCATAGCCATAGTAAACCTCCAAAAAGGAATGAAAGGGGCGGCGAACCGCCCCGATCAATCACACGCCAGTAATCAGGTGGTTAGCATTTACCATCTGAATAGCCTCATCGACGTGATGACGCACTCGGATAATGTTCGAGCGAGTCTGTTCTTCACGATAGGTTTCAGTGGTAATCTCGTTCGGCGAGTCCTGAGTCCACAGGAACGTACGACCGAATGCAGGCTCACGAAGGTTCTGGCCGCCAGTGGACAGCTTAATCAGATTTACCTTGGTGTTATCCCAGATGTCACCGATCACAGTAGCCTTGCCCTTCTTAGCCGTATCCTTGATGGCGTCACCAACAAGAATCTGACGGACGCCAAGATAGCGTGCCATCGTGGACTTCTGGGCTTCGATACCATCAACCAGATGCGGCGAAGTGTACTGCAAGTACGTCTTGACCTCGTTGGTTACAAGCAAGTTCTGGAACGCAGTCCAGCCCATAACCAGAGTGTCACCAACGATACCACCGGCAGCACGCTGAACAGCGCGAGCGGCATCAACGTCAGCACGCGGCGTTGCAGTTGCAGGATTACTCCATGCAGCAGTAGCAGCCGTGGTAGAACCGGCAGACGCAGCAGCCTGAGTCAGATTGGCTACGCGCTGTTCAAAACCACTCAGCAGAACGTCAGTAGCACGCTCGGTAGCAACAAGTTCAAGATCGAAGTAACGCTGATACAGCTTAACCTCGGAATCTTCAATCTGTTCTTCCCAACCGTATTCCTTCGTTGAGTAGTTTTGAAAGTCGAAGCCCCAATCGTCACGTGCATAATTTGCACGCGCTGCGCGAGCGGTGTCTTTCTGTTTCAGCAGTGCTTCGGTCGGAATAACCGGATATTCAGCAGACTGAATCGGGGTGTTGAAGAACGGCAAAACACGGGTTCCGATGAAACCGCGATCTGCCGCACCAACCATGTATTCGTATGCAACCGACCCAAGATCGGGGCGCTGCATAGCTTGATTTGAACGTGGCATAGTCTAAGCCCTCCTTATCAGTATTCGATGATCTCGATAATGTCACCGGCAGCAGTGGAAGCCTCCACAGCCAGACCGATTGGATTACCGGATGCAGTAGTAGATACGCGACCATTGGCAGAGCCATAAACAACAGCGCCAACACCGATTGCAGCAGATGCAACAGCCTTCTTAGTGCCGTCCATGGTACGCGGGCGGACAGTTACAAGTTCACCAGCATTAGCGGCATACTCGACATATCCAATGAAATCAGACGTTGCGCCAACCGGAGCCAAAGAGACTTCCGGCGGAGTGGTGGTGGAGCCTGCCGTAATAACAACACGCTCACCCTCAGCCAGCGCAACACCGGCGGTAAAAGTTCGCAGACCTTCAACGATAGACATAATTTATTCCTCCATGCCCTTGAGATATTTTGCATGGGCTTCGGGATAATCACGTGCAACCGCAACAATCGCAGCAGCGCGGGATACTCCGTCGGCTTCCATTTTTTCGGACACAAGCGCTTCAAAAGACTTGTCTTCCGGCTCATCAGCAGCGGAAGCGTCAACATTGTTGACTTCCTCAGCGTCAGCCTTCATAGCCTCAAGAACCTTGCCGCCCTTTTCCTTTTCAGCCTTCAGAACGGCAACAGCCGCCTCAGGGCCAGTCGTCTTGCCATCAAACGCAAGGCTTTCAATCAAAGCCTCATGTCCAGGCATAGACACATCAAACACAGCCTTGATTCGATCAGTCTCAGCGGCAACACCTGCCTCAAAACCTTCCTTACGGATGGCTTCAAAAACTTCGGGGTGCTGTTCCGCAATAACATCACGGGTCAAAGCCTCTTTATTGTCAGCTTTTGACATATCATCATCCTCCATTGAGTTATTAGACAAGTCACCGCTTGCCATCCTTGCGAGTACAGAATCAAAATTGGAAACACCGTCCACCAATCCTGCATCGAAAGCCTGTTTGCCGATGAACACGCGCCCATCAGCCATATCTTTCAAAACATTATCTTCGCCCTTCCCACGATGTCGTGCAACATCGCTCACAAATACCGAATACAGATAATCAACCTTGGCCTGAATATCGGCCCGGCCTTCTTCACTAAGCGGCTCATTCTCACTGGCAATGCGCTTGTACTTGCCTGCATAAATCTCAGTGCGTTTGATACCAGCCTTCTTTTGCGCCTTGGACGTATCGACATGCTGTGCAACCACACCAATCGAACCAACGGCGGCTGTAGGGCTTGCATAAATCTCGTCTGCAGCAGAGCCAATCCAGTATGCAGCACTCGCCATCGTACCATTAGCAAATGCAACGATAGGCTTATCACCACGCGCCTCATAAATCGCATCAGCAAGTTCCTTCGTGCCATCCACGGAGCCGCCTGGTGAATCAATGTCCAGCAGAATCGACTCGACATCAGGATCGGCCATCGCCATTTCAAAATCACGCTTAATCAACTCAGTTGATGCACCACCAGAGACCTTATGAAACAGATTTGCACGCTTCGCAATCACGCCATCGACAGGGATAACGGCAATGCCATTAACAACATCATAACCCTGCTCCTTGCGACCAAGCGGACGCCCAATACGCGCCTCGACAGCATCAAGATCAATCTTTTCGCGCTTCAGGTGTGAATCGTATAAACTCACGATTTCATTCAACTTTTCTGGTTCAATGGCCCACGGGCCAGTAACAATATCAATTAACTTCATTGGAATCCTCCATGTCAGACGGAACACCATCGCCGGTATCAAGTTCGGCTGATTCCTCCTGACGCAATTCGCTTACTTCACCCTCAGACTCAGCAATCAGCTTGTCTTCATGGGTGAGTTGATCGTTCAAAGTTTCCCAATCCTCACCGGAAATCATCGCAGCTTCGCGCTGGCGAGTGGTCAACCTTGCATCAATCCGCATCTGAGCGGCCTTGATCGACACATCCTCACGGATATGACCTACAGGGCGCCCAACCCACGAAGACTTGACATAGGCAGCGCGAATAAACGGGTCGTCAAAGAACCCTGGAGCCGACAAGCGACCGGCAGCAACCATTTCACCGATGAATGAATTGTAAATCGGCCTGCAAAAAGCATCAGCAATCCAGTCCCTGCGAGCGTTGAAAAAGCGCCATGCCTCAAGCAATGCGGCTTGAGAGGCAGAATAGGACGCCGAAAAGTGCTTAATCAGGATTTCATGCGGAATCTCAAGCGCCATTCCGATCTGTTGGATAATAGCCTGAACGAACGGGTCAAACTGCGCATTCGGGCGACTAGGATTGATTACTTCGGCCTTTTCACCAGGGGCAAGGCCAATAATTGCGCCCTGTCCAAGTTTGTAGTCGCCCATGCCATCATTTACCTGTGTGCCGTCACCTTGGAAGGCCGCCAACGGGCTATCAGGCGCTTGGCTTGTAATCGCCACGGTGAAGAACCCTGAGATAACAGCAGCCATCAACTCGGCCTCAGTGTACCGCTCAAGCTGTTTCAGCGACTCGATAACAGGTGCAAGTGCCGGTATTCCTCGTGTCTGACCTGGGCGTAGCTTGCGATAAATGTGCAGCACATTCTGCCTACCTGTATTGCGGCCAAATGCACGAACCTTTTGCCACTTCCTCTTATCACGAAGGTTTAAGCCTTGCGGGTGAGCATCAAGGATGTGATACCGAACGGGTGCGCCATTCCTGTCTTTCTCCACACCACCACTCAACTGTGCAGAATCGCGCTGAAAGTTCTCATTTACAACACGATCAGCCTCGATAATCTGTATTTTCAGGCCGAACGGCGAACCAGGACGCGAGAACATAGGTAACAATGCGAACACATCACCGCGCTCAAACACGGCGCGATATACCAAGTCCTGCATCTGATAAAACGTCTGTGAGCGCGAAGCGTCGCATTCAAGTGAGTTTGCCCACTGATTAAACAAAAATTCAGCCTCACGCTCCCATGCCTTTGCCTCATCAGCAGACAAACCGAGCCGCTTAGCATCAATGTTCGACTGCAACCTAAGCCCTGAGCCAATAACATTGGTCGTTTGCACATTGATGGCTGCGGCTGCAACGGATGAGTTGCGGATCAGATCGCTGGAGCGGCTGCGAAGGACATTGAGATCATAAAGCGAATCAGAATCAGCAGAACCACCAATAGTGTTCCAACCCTTGAGCGTCCTGCTCGAACGCGAGGCCCCCTTGTACGCTCCAGCAAGGGAATTATACTGATAACGCGCCTTCATGCGTTCGGCAGCCCTCACTGGATTGTAAACGCTGACAATTCGATCAATGATATTAGGCTTGATCTTATCCAAGAGGCGTCACCCCAACAACACGAACGCCGCCACGTGACAGTGATTTCACTTTCGAGTCCCAATAATCGACCATTTTCAAGATTTGATCCAAGTCGGCACGGCGATAAAGACGGCCAGCAACGCGGTATTCCTGATTGTTTGCGCATGCGGTAGATGCCGCCAAAAACGCATCAAGCTGTGCTTGCGCTTGGGCTAAAGTGATTCCGGCCAATCTCCACCTCCAGAGGGTAGGTTTGGCGAACTGTAATGATAATCATTATCAAAAGGCAAGCGAAAAAATCACAAATCAATCCCGTTTGAAATCATCCTGCGTCGCTTCGCCACCATAGGGCCTGTAGGTGCCGGAATCTGATTCCTATGCATCTCCGCAAGCACATCAAGATCAATGTGCCGTTGTTGCTGCAATAGCCTGATAGCAACAAGGTTCAAATTCTCAATATCCCATATCTCATTGCGACGACCTTTAGGGCAATGCCATCCATACGTGAGTATGCCCCTGCTATCATACTTGGCCTTGCGGTATTCCGCCGTCAACTGCGAAAAGAACCCATCGTGGCACCAATCAGCAACAGGGAAGTGAATATATCCAGGGCCAGGGTTCTCATTCTCAAGACGATGAAATGACAAGTCCTTAACCGTATCTGTGCCGACCATGGTGAGGAAGACACCGTGCTTATTCGCCGTCTTCGGGAACATGGCGATTGGCTTGCCGCCAACGCTTGACCCTTTCGTTGGGATAGCGAACGTACGGCCTGCTTTCTTACAGAACTCATAAACCTCATCAGTGAAGTGACCGCCTGAGTCAATGCACATCAGCGAAACATCCAGTTGCGTCCCGTCAGCCTTGGAGTAAGTGCGCTTCACAAGGGCAAGCAGCGTATCCCAAAACGATCGCTCGGACGGATCGCCATAGTGAACATAATGGTCAATCCACCACGATTCTTCACCTGCTCCCCAACCCTTAACGCCAACCTCAACGCGATCATCCTGGGTGTCAGCACCAATGGTCAGCATCAGAACATCATCTGGAACATCTGCATCATAATGCTCGCACCGCTCAGCAAGGGCATGCTCATTCATCTTCTTGCCTGCATCTTCCTCCCACGTCTCACCAAGCGTGAGGTTGACAAACCCTTTCAGCTTCATCGGGTCATGCTTCGCTTCCTCAAAGTCCCGAACAATAACGCTCCAGTCAGTCATCGGAGAGTAAGCAGTCCATATCCTGAATCCGACAGTACGTGGGGCAGGGATAAGTTCACCATCCTCATTGTAAAACAGCCCGTCATTGTCAACATAACGGCCATCCTCGGCCTTCCAGACACCTTTCTCCCATACGTCCAAGTATTCATCCTGCGTCATCAACGCTCCACAATGCTTGCACAAATGAGCAACTGTTTCCGGCTTACCTTTCTCCCACTTAAAGCCAAACTCAACATCCTTGCCGCCCCATTCAATCTGTATCATTTCATCACAATGAATACATGGGACGAAGTAATACAATTTGATGTCAGCGCCATCAAACAAAGGCTCAATCTGCGACTGCCCCTTAACCTTCGGCGTTGAGCCAGCGACAAACTTCGGAAACACAGCGCCTTCAACACGCTTTTTCGCCAGCTTTACCGGATCACCTTCCATTTCAATGTCATGGTCGAAACCATCCAGTTCATCAATGTATGCTGTGTCAACCGAAATACGGCGATAGTTCTTCGCCGCCTTGCCGCCGCGAACATGGAGGCTCGAACCGATAAACGCCTTTTGGCGCATCGTATTGTTTTTGTGCTTCGATTCGTACCATGGAAATATCTCACGCATGCACTGAACGTCCCGAATCATCGGGTCGATTTCAGTCTTCACAAATTCATCAGCGTCATCATCGACAGGCTGCCAAATGGCCTGATTCCGGCGCTTGTGGTGCGCGAAGTAACCAATCGCAGCGAGCATGATCTTCGTATTATGCGTTGGGATCATTTCATGACCAGCGAGATATAAGCTCGATTCTGAATCAACTGTTATACATCGAACTGGCCTACTATCAACCTCACGCACCGAAACAATCCTGCGGCGATTAACTTCCGATGGCTTAATTGGGTCAACAATACGCTCAAGTTTTCTCCTGAGTCTTACTGGCGGGGTATTTTTATTCGGTCTAAACCTTACCCTGTATTGTATCTTCTTGCACTTTCCGAATGGAAGCCTTGTGCTTCTTGTATATTTATAGCCAAGAGACGCTAGAAGTTCACACGTACCATCAGCTAAGGCACTTGATGTAACTGACAATTCAGCTTTCCCATCTTTGGTTATATGACCATCAGAATCCATGATGCCCTGCAACAGTGCAAGCCTATCTTCAAATGATGCACGTAAATACACTTCTGGTATATACTTATCCCTACATGGGCCAACCTCATCAAATGTTCGTAATACACCAAGTTCCCTGAATACCTTAGCCCACGGCGATACCCCCCCATCTACCGTATCAAGCAGGTAATACACGTTATTCTTATATGCTTCGCGCCCATCGCAAACCATAGTCACATTGATGCCTTCATGCCTGATATAATCAGCCGTCTCAACATCATCAATATGTTGCGTAATTCTTGGCGTACATGAATGCCCGTCACCTAACCACAGGCCAAAAGTGTATGGAGGAATAGGCAAATCAGCACTGCAACCCTTTAATGGCTTCGCAACCGGAATAGCATACCTGTTACGGCCTCGATGGTCTTTATATGTTTCATACATCTGTGCGGTAGTGACAATGAACTTCCTTGTGGCCTTGTTGCCTTCACCACGAACTAGATTACCATCAAAGATATATTCCTTAGAATGATCGCTCTCTACATACCACATGTGTTCAGCATCAGCAATAATTCTTGCGCCATCAGAAAATTCCACTTCAAAACATCTATGATTGATGAATACTGGTGAAATATAGGTCACATTTGTTGGCTGCCCTTTTTCATCAAACACAATATCACCAACATCAATATCACCCATAGTTGTCCACCCCGACGACGTTGCTATCGGAGTACTCAAATCAAGTGCGCAGCCAACACGGGCCGACTTCAAAAAGTACACATCACGAACATCATCGTTCGATATGACGTTCATAATGGCGGGCTGGAACGGAAACGCCTCAAACTTCCCTTCCACATAACTCGACTCAGGTGACAAATAAAAGTTCTCAGTAGCCCAAGTATGTAGCGACTGCGGGACAGGCTTGCGCATCGCGCTAATGCCACGCTTGCACGATTCAACAATGCATAGGCGAGTTACTTCATTCAGACTCATCAAAACCATCCCAATCAATCTGGATATCGGCGGCAAGGTTCTGGCACTTGATGATTTCCTCCTTGATAATCTCAAGTTCAGCAGCACCCAACTTCGGAAACCTCCGCTTCAACTTCAAAGGGATTGATTCAAGCGTAGCTGAAATCTGCGCACCAACCTGACCAAGTGCGTGCTCGATCGCATTGATGGGTGCATACTCCCTACGCGCAATCGCGTTCTTGATCGCCAATTCCTCAGTCCGCTCCCTGATCTGCTCCAGCTTTGCAGCCTCCATTTCCTTTTTGATGTCGCTGTCTTCCAGTCCACTCAACTGGCCCCGACGCTGAGCCTCGGCAAGTGCAGCCTTGACCCTGTTGTTTACAACATCGGCACAAGCATAATACTTTCTGGTTGCATTGCCGCGACCGACCCTCTTTTCCTCTCGATGAGGGACGCCCCACTGCTTAAATGTCTGATATGACACACCAAGCGACTTCCCCATTTCAGTTGTTGATAAAAGCCACTTCGGAATATCGGGCGCATCCTTCTTCGACTTAGCCATTATTAAACCTCTCACTCCAATCCTTGAAGTCACTCTTAGGGGCAGCGCGTTCGCCACCCATTAGCTTTACATGCATACCAGGGTTGATTAAGCCCTCCTGCAACAAGACAGCATTGAACATCTTGTCAAAGTGCTGCTCAAACCGCTTGTTTGCATGTCTAACTGCAACGCTGTAAAACCTGAACCGCTTACGGTATGTCGGACGCCTTGTGAATATCATCACCGGCCTGATCCTCTTTCGCTTGCCGTCCTCCATGCGAACCTTGCGACCATACCGCTCAAAAATACCAATAGGCTTGCCCTTCGACTTCTTCACGAAGTAACGATTGTTCGCCCGTTCCGTTCCCTTACCGGCAGCCCCCTTTGCAATAGAAATCTGCGTAGCCCTACTCACATTGCCAAAGGCATTCTTCTTCACCGCATTCGTTGGCACGGCAAATAGGCGGTTGATGTTCGGCGCACCCTTCGCCTTGGACATCGAGCCTTCAATCCTCTTACCGCGACGGCCACCGCCAACAACCTGGCGCTTCAAAAACGTAACCTGAGCGTTGCCCGTTTTGGACTGAGCGTTGATATACAACTCACCCTGAAGGTTACGCTTGGTCGATGTCTTGTATCTGATGGCCCTCAGTGTGTATGGGGTAGGCGACTTAAACGCCCTTTCCATTTCACGCCGCTCAAGGCGACGTAAATCCCACAATGTCTTGTTCAAAGCCTTGGATGCAGCATAAGGAATCTGCTTTGAAACAGCGAGCATCCAACGTGCAACTTCATCTGCATTAGACTCGATAGGCATGGCGTCATAATCGCTTGAAAATGCGCATCAGTCAACATCAAACAACAAAAAAATTGACATACGAAAACACTTTGCCTCGGTTTTCATCTGAAACCGCATAAAAAGCCCTTTCTTTTCAACAGCTTAGGATGGTAGCCCCTGAAAATGAAAATTTTGTAAATAGCGTGAGCACGGGCGGCTGCGAACTACCCTCGCCCCACAGCTTCCGAAAGTACCTTGCCCGATCGGTCGCCTGGTCGCCTTCGTTTTCACTTGTGTAAAACAATCGAGCACTCGCACGCTATTCGATGCTGCGCATGCCTG